ACGCGAGCGTTCCAACACCTGCGGTTTGCAGGACGGAACCAACGGCGTCGAGGATTGCGCTCATTCTTCCACTTTACTTTCAACAGCCTCGCGAAGATACGGAGCAATCCTTTCAGGGAAACCTTCTAATGCGGCAGTAAAGGGGATCTCCAAATACTTGTAGGTCTTGCCCTTCTTATGTCTCGCCTCAGGGTCCTCATGAACTATGAGCGCATAGGAAGCGGCAGGTCCGCCATAACCCACGAACGCCATGCCATCACCGGACTCGACGACTCCCGATGCCTTCAAGAAACCTTTGTCTACCGGAACGAGCCGTTGCGATTCCCTGAAGATTGCTTGCGCCTCACGGTAAAGAGCCTTGTCGAGCGCAGTCGGGACCGAAGTCTGTAAGTCATTGAGTTTGTTGAACAACCCAATGAACCCGGTAAACGAAACAGAGAACGAAGTCATTCTATGTCACCCGTAATGAACGATGGTGTGATGAGTCCCCTGCTCATCATGAAACTCATCGACAGCGATGATTGGGGCTAGAACATTCCCCGGCAGTAGCAGCCGATCGTTGATCGTTACGGTTGGAGCGTTAGGCAGATACACCCGGCCAACCGCAACACGCTCCTGCCCGTCCGGCGCTGTGACCTTACGGTTCCCTGTTTGTATGCGGCACGCAGAGTAAGTCGTAGGCGTACCATGCGTGCGCTTGCCGTAAGAATCCAAACTAGACACCGCAGCGATAGTCACGGTGTCGGTCATAAGTTCAGCCAAAGCAGCGTCGAGGGCCATGACTACAACGTGTACTTATCTAGAAGGCCGATAGTGAACTCCGCACCGAGCGCGTTTGCATTAGCAACAGGGATCGGCGGTAACGCCGCACTATTAGCAAGCCCGGACAAATGATCGGCTAGGTGCTGATACTGCTGCGACTTCTGAGAGAAAGACTCGGAAAGAGAGAGATCGCCGACGGAGCGAGACTGATCAGACTGTCGAGCGAACTTCGCCGCAATAGAACGAGCCGCTGCGATAGCAGCAAACGCCGGCTCATTGTAGACGCTTAGCGTGTAGTTGATTTCTTCGTTACTAATCAACTGATCCGTCGTGTCGGTGTCGCCGACAAGGAACCGAACGGCATCGGTATCAGATGATGCAGGATTCCCCGAATACGACCAAGTCACGTGATTTCTCCTTCTACGGAATCTGTACCACCTATTGTGCCACGAATCATCTTTGGGCGATCGTCTCGTTCCTTATGCGCCTCGGCGTACTCCCTCAAAGTGAAGGCGTGCCACATAACAGCGTCAAGGTGATGCGAACCCAACTCGGGGTCAATGTCCTCACCATTCCACCACGCCCATAGATGTCGATTCAATGCGTTGAACGAAATCGACCACGGATAACCTCGACGCCAGTTGTGGTCGTCGTACTTTGCTGCGCCTCTGCCGCAATGTTCGGCGAGCGCATGTAGCGGCATTTCGGGGATTAGATCGTACCGGGCAAGTTTCGTGCCCTTCTCTCCGCCGGTTTCAGGATCAACGTAGCGAACCTCGCCGCTACTGATCCCCTTCGGCGAGTTCTCGCCAAGTGGCGAAGACCCGTCGCCACCGCTGCGAGAGCCGGCGTCGAGGTTGCTTCGTTTGTTGTTCTCCCGTGGCATGAGACTCCCGTTCGTTACGTTCTTCTACATCATCGTTCATCGGACACCTATGTACCTATCAGCATGAAAGGTCTTGCAACCTATCAAACGAGTGAAAGATGAAGTTACAAAACTTCTAAATCGCCCCACGGTCGAGCGCCATATCCGGTGCCGACTCCAAGCATTAGTTGACCTGCCGGCGAGTTATTGCCGGTTTGTGCGGTCCACCAATACGAACCGCCATCCTGAGCAGGGCATTGGATGTGCGTGCGTCCTGTTGATTCAGCGATGACTAGATGATGGAAGTGACCGTTGATGAGAATGTCGGCATCGGCGATCGCTTGCCTTCCCATGATCTGTCCGGTCCACCACTTTTCGGCTTTCATTGCAGCATGACCGCCGCCGTTGAACTGATGCCCGTGCGCTAGACCTACGTTCACGCCGGATACGCCGAGCACCAAAGTAAGGTCGCGTGGCAGTACGGCTGTTACATGGCCATAACGCTCGACGTTATGTTGGCAAATCTCAGCGACTTCTTCGATTACGGCTAAGTCATCGTTGTCGGTCCAAGTGGTGAACGCTTTGCCGTCTTTGCGGTTCTCTCCGTGGTTGCCCGGTATGCCGGCTATTACGACACGGGGAACGAGCGCAGAGGCTACGTCAACGGCGTGGAGCCACAATCGTCGAGCGACACGTTTCTGTTCCCTGCGGTCAAGGTCAGTTTGAAACGCTTGCATGGCATAGTGACCGGAGCATTGCTCAACGGTGTCGCCCATGCCGAGGAGGTAGATCGCTTCGGGTGGACGACCCGATGCTTTCATGCGCTGCACTTTTGCGGTCATAGCGTCAAGTCCGTTGAGGATGCGCTCGACGGTAGCCGGCGTGCCACCCCCCTCACCCTTGCCTATCTGCCAATCAGACAGCGGGACCACAAGAGACACAAGAGACGCAACATTTGAAGGTTGCTTGCGTTTCTTTCGTTTCATTATTGCGGCACAAAGTTCATCTATGTCGCACCGATCGCCGGATGCGGAACGGTTGCGAATAGTTGCCCTGTAATACCGCAGACGACGGATCTGTCCGCCACCGACGTTTGCGTCCCAGCCTCGAACCTGCACTGAGCCGGGAACTACCTCGGTAGTAGACGGATCAAGATTCCAATCAGCGAGCAGTTCGCTCCACAACGCATCGTTAGGCTCAACTTCAAGTGCGCCGGTAGTTATCTGCCCTTCGCTGCCATCCCAAGCGATGCCGGATTCCCATCCCGCTGGAGCGGGAGTCGCTTTGCGATCTGATCGTCGTAGTGCAGCGTCGAGCGCATCAGGGTCTTGACCGGGAATAGAGATTGCGTCGTCATACGAACCGGTCATGTGTACGCCTCATCGGGGCAAGAACATGAACGGCGTCGGTGCCTACCAAGAGTGTCAGGTCGCAGACTAATCCCGAGTGTCTCGTTCACTGCGGCGATGATCGGAGCGTGTGTCAGTTCCTCCACGGGCAGGTTGATGTAGCCGACTAGCCGGGTCCGATACTCGCCGGGATCGAGTTCGATGATGAGTCGACCAACCGCGCACCCGCGCGCGTACCAAGTGTTTCGATGTCCCTCAACGAGTGAGGCGAGAGCGTCGGCGTCCGGGGTTGGTGGTTTCGTCATGAGGTCCATTCTTACCGATAGGGGAGAAGAACTAACGCATGGTGCTAACGAACCGCTCCAACCTGAGCCACCGAAACCATAATCGAGGGGGAAGCAGGGGTTACGGGAGTCGTTCCGACCGCACGGGATCGCAACGACACGTCAGTAGACGTCGAGTACCAATACAACTCAACATAGTTTCCGGCGGCGGGTGCGGTGCCAACGAAAGTGATAGTCAGCAGTTGTGATGACGGCACGCCGGGGTTCTTACGAGCCGGCACAGTAATCTCAGTCGTTGAGTTCGCATAGTCCGAACCGTTGAACTTGATCCAAAAGAAAGAATCCTGACTTGATTCTGAGAGATTAGAAACCGAAGCGACATAGGTCAGTGTGTAATCGCCCGGATTAGCGAACGTAATCTTTGTTTCATCAACGACGCTCACTCCATACGAGCCGAAGGAGTTGTTCAGCGTAATAGGTTGCGGAGTGTTGATCGCTCCGAGCGCTTGAGTTCTAGAGTCAAAGAAACCTCCGAAGAACCCAAAGTTGAAGGCCGTCTGCAACGCGTTCGTAGCGTTCTGCCAGTCACCTTTGTCGGAGTTCTTGAAGAACTGCCGATCATCAAACGCCATGAGAATCTCCGCCGGTAGTCACTACGATGATGGGTTCTTCGTTGATGCCCGTTTCTTGACGGGCTTCTTTGCCGGCGTTGCCTTTACGGGCTCGACGACGGCTTGATCCTCAACGGGGATTGCTACGAGATAGCCACGATCAACGAGTTGAAACGCGTTACGCCATTCCGTAACGTCAACGATCTCGCCGGGATTCATGCGAACCCCATCAGCGTCGAACGGACGACGAACTCGATGAGGGCCTACGGGTGCAACGGCCACTAGGACACTCCTTGTAAACAGACGAATCTCCCGCCTACGCCGAGGGGATGGCAGCGTAGGCGGGAGAGAATGTCAGGGTCAGGCTACGGCAGTACCGAAGAAGAACCCAAGGTCAGGTGCGGTCACCTTGTTGGCGAATGCAAGTTCGCCTTCAACGCGATCAGCCTTGAGGAACTCCATGCGGATGCGGCTAACGCCGATCGTTGCGCCAAGCCCACCGGAAACTCCACGCCATGCGAACGTGTAGCCAGCAGACGGAGTCATGAGGCCGGGGTTCGGTGCGGAGTAGGTAAGAAGGGCAGACTTGCCGGTGTTGAACGCGTAAGCGGCGGTTGCGCCTTCAGCGTTGGTTGCACGAACCGACGACGACACAAGGACACGCTCAACATCGAACAGGCGAGCCATGATGTCAGTTGTGATGACGTTCGAGGACGTGTACTTGATACGGTCGACAAGGTCCGGGTGGTTACGCAACTTGCGGTACACCTGATAACCGAGGACGAGCGTGTTCGGCATAAAGCCGGTGGTGCCGAGAACGGTTTCCTTGCCGGCTTCGATGTCCTCAATGGGATCGGAGTTGGCGTAGTCGCTCCACTGCTTGAACTCGTTCGTCGAGGGGGTACCAGCAACGCCGGCCCAATCGGTTCCCCAAACGCCAGTCGTGATGAAGTCAGAAACAAACTGAACTTCTTGACGAAGAAGGAGTCGGGAGGTGACGAATTCGGTCGCTTCACGATCCGGGACGAGCGGCGTGTCGCTGTTCGCACGGGTCTGATCGCCAACGTCCTTGTGGAAAGCCCACACGTCAGCGTTGTATGACGAGGTTGTCAGGTTGTAACCGGAGCCGGCGGACTCGGTTGCGTCTGCTCGACGCTGAGCCTCGTCACGGAACCAATCGTTCTTCGTGTAGACAAAGAACTTGTCTGACTTCTTGTCGACGGGGATCACCGGGAAAATCTTGTTCGCGATGAAGTTCTCTTGCGCCTGAAGATAAGCGATTGAGATGTTCGTCAACGGAGCGTCGACGTGAACCTGATTCAAGTTTGGCTGTGGCATTAGTCAGTCTCCGATCACGCAGCGCGACTTGGCGCAGCGCAGTTGACGATTGCGGACATGATGTCGCCCGATGCAGCACTCGAAAGTGGCGAGGCAACAACATACTTGGTGGTATCGGTGCCGGCGGCAAGCGGAGTTGCGGTGCCGGTCGAGGTTGTACCGAGCAAGAAATGAGTCCCTTGCGTGATGGTTGCACCAGCCTTCAATTTGGTGCCACCTACCACAAGGATTTCGGCTTCCTGTCCGGAGGTCGGTGCGTTCTGAAGAACACCAATCGGGATGTCAGTTGCTGCTGCAACGGCGACGACCTGATTGCTGGAGTTCTGCTTCACGAATGTGTACTGGAGCGCCGAAAGATCAGCGCCAGCGACGCGAGTGATCTTGACGGCGTATGCGGAGATTTCGTATGCCATGTTCAGGCACCCTTCTCGGTGAGGTGACGGAGATACAGTTCAGGGTTCTGCTCGGCGACCTTTACGAACGCCTGCTCGAACGTGGGTGAAATGCCGGCTTCAAGAGCCGACTTCGCTAGACCTTCCAGCGTCTCGTAGGCATCGCTACCTTCGGGACGACCGGCCTTGCCGATCTCAGCGAAAATGCCAGCGCTTTCAGCCTGCGCGTTAGCGGCGGAAAGCACCGTCTCGACGGCACCGGCAAGGTCCGAATCAATGTCTGCGACCTTACGCAGCATCGGTCCAACCTCAGCGGCATCGATTGAAAGTGAAGTCCACTCGGCAGCCTTAGCGATAGCGGCCTCGTCGGCGCGTGCTGCACGCTCCTTGCGGAGTTCGTCTTCGGTTGCTGCTGCCTTGGCAAGTGCTTCAGTAACAGCGGCCTTCTGATCGTCGAACATCTTGCGAAGCGATTCGGGAACGGACTTCATCAGTTCGTCCTCGACATCTTCGACAGCAGGTTCGGTTTCAGCGTTGGCGTGGAGTGCCGCTTCAAGTTCGGCAATGCGCTCGTTCGCCTTGGCGAGTTCTTCGGCCAGCGTGTTGTCGACCTCAACCTCAATGGTTTCTTCAGGCATTGATGCCTCCGTGTTGTCGGGGTGGCCAGTAGCGGCCTTGATTGCGTCGAGGATTTCTTTTGCGTCGTTGGAGTCGGTCGCCTTCATGACCATCCATCCCTCACGAAGATGGGCTGGGTGGTCAACGCCGGATGTTTCCTCAATCGTCATACTTACGAGTTTGGGCATCTTCACTCCTACAGCAGAGAACGAGCCGCCGGCGACGTTGCGGTTGCAACGCGAGACGACCCGGAGTCTCGACGACTGAAAGAGTATCAGCGACGAAACCTACGTCAAGCAATGGCATAGCGATCTAGATAATCGCGTTAGGACCTCTACGAGTTCTCAAAGAACTTGCGCATATCGTTTACCTTGAACCAATCGCACCAAGGTCCACCACCGGGAACCGATTGCCACGATCCCCACAGTTCGCCATACGCTGCGAGTTGCACGACGAGGCGACCGTCTGCGGCTTGCTCAGCGAGCAGGTTCGAGCCGGAGATACCACCACGGAGTTCAACCCACGGGCCAATAGGTCCCTTCGGTGTTCCTGACCAGCAGCCAACAACTTGACCGCCTTCAGTCAAAGCGATGTATTCATCGCGTCCATCAACATTCTTGAAATGAAACATGGTCTTATCTTTCGTTGTGCTGGGGCTTGGGGTTGGGGCGATTGCATATGGTGGTCGAGCGATCTCAGCCATGCCGCCACCATCAAACGGGAACCAAAGGTCTTTCACGCGTGACCCGTTGACATTGCCGTTTCTTGTCCACGCCCCGGATTCGGTCAATCCGATAATCATGGCGACGTGGTCGTATCCGCCCGGAGTTGATCCCCATTCAAACGCGACAAGATCGCCCGGTAGAGCGGTACGGACATTGTACGAGTTGCGGCCTTGCGCTCGATAGTCATCGAAACACGCAGACACCCACGCATAACGAGTCGGGATGCCGCATGAGGAAAGCGCCATGCTTTGGAACGCCATACACCAAGCAGTTCCCCGGCTAAGGGGATACCAAGCCCAAGTCTCGTCGCCACCTTGATTGAGGCGAGCGCCTTCAAATGCAAGTACCTCGTCGGCGGTAGTCATGCTTCTACGCCTTCGAGGTTGGGGTGGGGCTCGCCGGGTGGCGGATCAAAGTGTGGGATTAGGCCGGCAGCGTCAGGGTTCGGAATCGCATCGGTGTCGGCGTAATCAACTTCGGGTGATGGTTGATCGGTCATGCAGCGAATGTATCACCATCAACGATTCAGTAAACGGAGAAGATGTACCACGCCCATGTACCACTAAGAATCAAGATGGCGATAACGCTGACAAGTACCCAAAGGTTCTCAGTGTTCACGTTGCGAATCCTAGCCAACTTGCTGCTCTAGTTCTTCGTCGAGCCACCAATGCGGACCCCATAGTTCCGCCGGGTGATGACCGATAATGACGGCGGCCCGGTCTGCCCGTTCGACGGGAACGCCTTCGGCTCGCCATCTACGCAAAGTGCGTGGGCCGATGTGAAGGGTTTCGCAGATTTCCTTTTCCTTCACGCACATCTTCGAGTTTTCGCACCCGGAGCAATACCGGCAACCCCCGTCGATGTGGATAGGCCGTCCGGTGATGGCAACGATCTTGTCTAGGAGCGGTTGCGCTGACAGTCGTGCGTTTGAGGTCATGGCGCTGTTTGTGCTGCTTCGATGAGGGCATCGAGCAGGACGATCGTGGTGCCTAGTGTGTCAATCGTTTCTTGCCGTACGTTCGGGTCAAGTGTTCCGCCGGCGGTGTCGTCCGTTAGAAGCCGAGCAAGTCTGTCTTGGCAGGCTCGACGAACTACGCGTAGAGAGAAAGGTGAAAGTTCAAGATTCATTGTTATCCCCGTCTGTCAGTCTTCGTCCATAAACGAAACGTTGAGTGCTTCAATGAGATCATAGACAATCCAGCACAGCACCTTGCGCGCCATGTCCGTTAGCGTCTCGCCCTTCTCGGCGGCACCTTCAATGCCCATCTCTGCTGCGTACTGATAAGCGCAAAGATCGGTGAAGACTCGCCAAACTTCATAATCAGAAACAGGCACGGTCGTCGAGGCTACGTCCCTCATTAGGTAACTGAAGTCGTCGTAGTCGTGACGGGTTTCTTCCCAAGTCTCGGCGATGTGGATTAGGAACTCTGCGCCGGGGCTTGTGTGGCCGTCGGGTTCGGCGATGTGCTCGACGAGTCGTTTGAGAATGAACGCCTTCTTGAGTTCGTCTTTCGTAAGTGTGCTCATAGTGTTGCTCCTTGTGGTGGTCGGCGGTGTAGCCGAAGGGTGGTAGAACGCTAGCGCGTGCGGCTAGCGGCGTTGCGGTGGTTCTACGATTCGGTCGTCGAGCGAGCGCCGGCGATTAGGCGTTCGATGCCGGCCCAGTATTCGCCCTCTAGGGCTACGAGCCATTCCGGGGCCGGTACTACCGGCGGATAGGTTCTAGGACGCCTGAGGGCTACTGAGGGCTGCGTAGCGCCGGGGTTCGTAAGGTCGGGGCCGGCGCTAGCCGCTACACCATCCGGGCGCACGAAACGACCTCCGGGTTGGCGACCATTACGTCATGTGGATTGATGTCCTCGACCGGGACTCCGCAACAACCGGTCCATTCGTCATCGCCCATGAACACAAGCAAATGTGTCGTTGGAATTGAAAGTAGATTGCGGTCGATTCGTTCATGCCGGGAACCGACCTGCACTTTCGCAACCTTCGAGTGCGGATGGATGTAGAGCAGGATTCCAACACGACCGTCCGGCATTCGAACTACTCGACGATGACGGGCATCGGTGGGGCGAGGCTTGCGGGTCGCCGGCATCACGTCGCCTTTAGCGTGGCAGCGCTGATTGCTCCAACCGCTACGCCGACGGCTAGCCCTACCGCTAGACCGAACGCAACAGCGACGGCCGCTGTAGTGCAACTGACGAGGATCAGTAGGAAGCGGGCTTGCCTTCGCCCGGTCACGACAGGAACCTTCCGGGTGCGAGGTCGTCGAGCGTGTCAAGGAACTCGTCTTCGGCGAGGCCGGGTGGGAACTGTTCGAAGTCGGATAGAACCCAGTCGCCGGCATCGTTGCCGATGAGATGACGTTGCGATGGATGTCGTTTGTCTGCTTTGCGTTCGACCGCAGTCAATCCGGTTTCGGGGTCATAGGCGAAACGCCAATGCCGATAGGTGAAGATCACATGCCCTCCTTTATGACGGCACGGACGGCGGCGATGATGACGGCCGCTGAGAATCCGCAGATAAGGATTTGGCTGCCACGGGTAATGAGCCAAGTCGTCATGCTCGCTCCATTCCACGGGCTCGACCACAGCGTTCATGGCAGATAACGGATTCGAAGTCGGCGTAACGGTCGGCGTAATGAAACATGTCTGCCTCCGGGATGCCGTCGGTGAACTCTTTGCCGCAGATTTCGCAGCAGGAGTCGTCGGAAGTCCAATACTTCTTGAACGGGTGATCGGTGGTGATACGGACTGCGGTAGTCATGCTGCTGCTCCTTCGTTGTGGTGGTTAGTGATGAAATAGCGTGCGTCTCGTAACGTGTTGAACGTGTCGCCGGTGGAGATTAGTTCTACATCGCCATGCTCTTCGTCGAGTTCGTAGCGTGCGAGATTCCAGTAGGGACGACCTTCGCTGTCCTCCTGTACCGACACTACGAGCGTTCCGCACACCGGATCGCCGGTCGTGGTTTCGTACCACCCGGCTCGAACCTTGTGTAGCCGAACCATACTCGGCGACCTACGGGCTCGACGAGCGGGTGGGACATACACGCGCACGTTCGATGTTAGGTAGTAGGCACGGTCGTAGGTGTTGACTCCCCCGTCGTGAGTGAGGGAGTAAGTCACCATGACCTTGTGTTGCAGATAAGGAGTCACAGCGACGACTTCGGCACCGAGCCAACACTTCCTGAAGTCGCTGCTGCGGTCGACTTTGATCATGCCGACAGTCAAATCCGCTGCTTGAATTGTTTGCACCTCGTCGAGGTTTACCGTCTTCATGAGTTTGCTTCTTTCCGGTAGCGACGCGCCTTGCGAATGATGAACTCAATCGCCGGCGAGTCAATCTTTGATCCGAGGTCGATGCCGGCCCAACTCTCTAGCCGGTCAATGAAGTCGAATCGGTTGATCGGCTCGTCGAGGTAATACCCCTCAACGATTCCGTATGCGTGTTCAAGGATTTCGTCGGTGACATCTTCCTTGGAGGTGACTTCGATCGGGGCGCTCATCACAGGGCCACCGTTGAGACGAGCGCCGTGCGGCGACCTCGAACAGTGCGGAACGTGATCGCCCATTCGGTTTCGTCGACCGGGGCCGGCGGAGCGAGTTTGTCTCGCAGTCCCTTCATCGATCGAATGTGCTGGGCTCCGGAGCGGCGACACTCGTCGGGACCATCTTCCATCTGATCGGTCCATCGGTTGATGATGTCGTCGATGTCGTCGAGTGCATCGGTCATCGATGAGATGTGGAGGTAGGTGGACTTGCCTTCGGTGGTGATCGTTCCCCAAACCGGGAGTCGATCCGGGTCGCCGTTGGTTTCGTTGATCTCGTTCTGATCTTCGTTTACTTCGAGCCGGTACTGGATTTCGTTGGCTTGGAGTTTCGTGATCTTGATTTTGATTTCGTTGGTGGTCATTTCATTCCCCTTGGTTGTGTTGGTTGATTTCACTTGCAGGATTCGCATCCGGTGCCGAGCATGTGGAGCGCTCGACCAGCGGACATGGTCACCCACGAACCCCGTGGCGTTTCGATGAAAGTCATTTCGATAAGATCGTCGATCAGTCGATCAACTTCGTTGTTGAGGTAGTTGCCGCCGTGTCCGTTTCGACCGCAGGCGACTTCGCCGTTGTCGTTGATGAAGAGCATCTGCTCGGTGGTGTTCATGTGACTCCTTAGGTAGCGCCGGGCTCGTCCCCGGTACCCACTACCTTAGCCGGTCGGCCTAGCCGGTGCCACAACCCAAGAACGCCGCCACAGTAAAGGGATCGTGGCGGCGTTCTATGAGGGGGTTGGCAAGGTAGGTCCGGCGCTACGCCGGAGCGGGCTCGACGACTAAGCGATCGACGCAGACAACTGCCAACGCCACTTGTCGTGCTGATCAATACGTTCGGCGATGAAGTTCTCAACGCCTTCCGACTCCACGTCGCCAGCGACTTCGTATGCCATCTTCAACGACGCAAGAACAACATCGTTCGCAGCGAGCAAATCCGCAGCAAGATCAGCCGGCAACGGAGACGCAACCGGAACATCGACGATCGTGCGAAGCGCCATAAGTTCAGGCAAACGGAACGGAGCGACGCCGCCCGATTTCAGGATGTTCTCAGCGACCCCATCTACCGAGCCATAAACGTCCTCGTAGATAGCGCCGAACAGTTCGTGATACTGAGCGAAGTCGGCTCCACGGACATTCCAATGAAACCCCTGCGCACGCAAACTCATCGAGATCACATCGGCAAGCAATACGCGTAGAGCGGAGATAAGCATCTGCGGATCGACGGGCATTTCGTCCTCGACGTCCATCATCTCATGTTCCGCTTTTGATACCGACCCACGTTGCGCTACAACTTGCCGGCCTTCATTGCGATTCACCCAAACGGTCATAACACACCTTCCTCGGTTTCAAGATCAATCATTACTCGTTCGCCACGGCCACCTATCGAGTAGCCGCGAATCTTTCCTTGACGGACAAGGTCCCACGCCCAAGGTTCCCAAACAACACCCATGTAGACGGTGCCGGCAGGGAACTCATGATCGGTTACTTTGCCATCTGCATCAGACATAGGGACAACAACCGGCATCGGCCACGTCAGCGCTTCAACCCATTCGCCTGCAACTACGTCGAGGTTGTGTTGCAAACGGATCTGCCGGTCGGAGTTTCTAACGTAATCCCAAAGAGCCTGTTGGAGTTGCTCCGAGTCAGTCCACTCGCCATGAGCGTCATACGAATCGGGGACGTACCACGGGCCGAGCGTGTATCGACGTTCCTCAGACTTCATGAACACGCCGGCAGTCTTATCTAACGGATCAATGACCGTTAGCGTCGAGACCTTATGGCCAACGCTTTGATCGGTTGCCATCCAACCTTGAGAAGTGCGACGCCAAACGTTGATAAGGACCGCTGGGTCATCTTCGCTTCCGTTGACGGTAAACGTGGAATCGGGAATGTTTAGTTTGCCCTCGGTGACGATTCGGGTGATCTTTCCGCGTGCGGTTCCACCTGACGATCCCCACGAAACGAACGAGCCGACCCGCACGTCTTCGGCTTTGCTAATCACCGGTGGTGTCGGCTGTCGTCGAGTACGTCGCGTACTTGACCCCATAGGCACATCAACGTGAACTTCCGAAACGGTCGGAGATTTCTCAACGCTGTCAAGAATGCTGCGTGTCCATGAGATTGCCGGGTCGCCACCCCACGCTGCCCACGCAACACGACCGGCGGACGGGTAGTTATCTTCACCCGGCGACCACCCTTGACCCTGCTTATCTACAGCATGGCGAGCGAGGTAGGACGACATGCGTTGGATAATGTCAAGCGATACGGCTCGACCAGCGGCTAGGTCGGATGCGCGTCGACGGCCAACCGGTGTGAAGTTGTCGCCGGCGTAGCCTTCTTCGATCCAGCGGACTGCGCGTTGCGCTTCTTCCTGCACGCCCTTTGGTGGCGTGTACATCTCCGCTTTCTTGAACCGTTCTATCTCCGCTAAGCGTTGTTCGGCTTCGGGGAGTGTTGCATAACACCCAAAGGAACGGGAGCCATCAGCGGAAGTGACGCAATAACCCTCGTCGGTTTCAACGATATCTTTCATGAAAGACATCTCAACGTCGAGTTCTTCGTCGGGGAGTTCAGGGCCGAGTAGCCGGGTGCGCTCGGGGATTACCCACAAACGACAGATGCCTTCCGGCATGATCGCACCTTCGACCCAGTAGCAGCCTGCGGTTTCAGGGCAATACGCAACACAGTTAGCACATGCGAGATTGTCGTCAGCGAATGGTGACGGCTCCATGTAGTGCGCTTCGTCGGCGGTGAAGTAGCCGGCAGTCTCGACGATCTCGTCGATAGAGGCAGCGAGCATCGCTGAGCGAACGGTTAGGTCGCCGATGTCGGCTCCGTGATCGTGTTCGTGTTCATAGTCGTAGGCATGCATTTCGTGAGCCATCTTGCCTACGACCCCATTGCAAATCGTGCCTTCTTCGGGCGCCGGTCCACCACAGATGCGGCAGCGCAACACGCCTTTACGCGTAGTCCAAACGGCACGCTCGAACGCGTGCGGCGCACGGGCGGCGATGCGTTTGCGGTTTCGGGCGATGGCTGCGTTTTCCTGCTCGAAGGAAAGACCTTTGCCGAATACGGAACGGAAGCGACCTAACAACCCAACACGCTGCTGCGGATACGATTGTGTGTCGTCGTATTCCTCGTCATCAGCGTCGGCGTATTCATCGTCGCCGTTCCAGTCGGGTTCAGGAAACTGCACCTCCGTGTGTTCGGCGGGTGCGGGTGGTTCGTCATTTACTTCGGGTGCGGTGGTAGGCACCCACCCCTCATCGTCGTCTGATGGCATTAGCACGACCGAGTAGCCGTCATCGGTAAGGACCGATGCGATATCTACTGTTCGAGCGCCAAGCGAAACGATGGCGTCAACCTTTGAAGCGAGGTCTGAAGGCAGGTTCGTTGCCGACGTAAGCGAGGTCAAAGGCACGTTACGAACGATGTCAATGACCTGTGGGGTTTGTTTGCTTTGTTCTTCCACTAGAGCCTCCGGCGAGTAATGCTACTTCATCGAATGTGGTTGAGCATTTGGCTGCAACGGCTAATGCGCACCGGTGAACGTAATGCTATTCGCCGGGGATAAGAACAGCGGTGCATCGGCACGACGGGTGATCCGGCGGCATAGATTCGCCGTTAGAGAAGTCATCGTCGAGGGGTACCATTTCCCCGTCGAGGGATTCGCAGTCAGGACAAGCATCTCCTTCAGCAATCCATTCCTTCTCGGAAGTGGCTCGGTTGATTAGCCCGGAGTCAGCGGCCTGCTCCCACGAAATCGCTCGACCCTGATTAGCGGCGGTCATTACTTCAGTCCTAGCGATCATTTCGCCACGCGATCGAAGCAGTCGATCCCGATACTTTCCAGCCACCCTGTTTGCTGCATCCATAGCGTCAGACGGGCTGTATCCCTGCGTAAGAAAGTCATTGAAGTTTCGGTCGTAGGTTTTCGTAACAGCCTGCGCCCAACGATCATGCAACCCAACGGTCTGTGAAAGTTGTCGAGCGATCTCGCGTGGATCAATCTGATTTACGAAAGAGTTCGTGATGAGGCTACGGATTTCACTTCGTATGCTGTCGCTAACTTGTACAACTAACTCGCCGGAGCGAGCCGCCGCCCAAGATGCTGCGCGTGGATCGGTGACGTTGAACGTGTACTTGCCTACAGCGGCAGCAAGGTTCTTAGCCTCGGCTTTGCCGGTTTGCGTTATCTGCTGCAACAGTACGCTGCGAGTGTCAGACATACGGAACCCGAACGCACCCCAATCGAATGCTTGTACAGCGTTCGAGACTGAACCCGAACTAAGCGCACGGGAAAGCGCCGGCGTTTCAATGCCTGCCGTTAGATCGCCGACAGCCTTAGCGAACGTGTCTGCGATCTTACGCTCAGCAGCCGTCAATCGGTTTGTGCCGATCGGACGCGCAGGGATAACCCTGCCACCCGCTTTTCGTATGAAACGGACTGACGAGGCAGCCACGGCTATTCGCCTGAGTCTCCGAGGCCGGGGACCAACGTGGACAGAGGCGCTGATTGATCCGCCGGCGGTAGACCGGCAAGATCACGCACCCAACTTTCAAGTGTTTCGTCGGGAACGATTGCTCCGGCTTGCGAAAGTTTGAGTACGAACTCGGCGATGCCGGCAAGATCAGTTGCACCGATGTCGGCGTAAGTGAGTTTCGGGCAACGAGCGGTATCCATACCGTTGAGTTTCAGTAGTCGAGGAATAGCGTGATCGTTGAACACGTCGGTAATCCCGCTAGCCCAAGCATCGATAGCCTGCGTAAACAGGTCAATCTTTGATGTGCCGAGCGCAAACGAACCAACATTGCTGTGGCCGAGCAGAATGAAGTCGGCAAGGACTGTCATCGCAATTCGTTGATCGTATCGAGCGATGATCTTGTCGGTATCAAACTGGCGTTGACCGCCGGACGAAAGCAGTTCTAAGCGGAAGAGTTCACGTCCGGCTTCGTCGTAGGCGAGCGGAAAGACAACGCCTTCCTGTTCGTTGCGTTTGATCCCTTGAACGATGTCGGTGATTGCTGATAGCGCTGAGCGTTGCGCTTCGGTTGCGTTACTTGCAAGCAATGACGGTGGCACATAGGCGATAGGTAGACCGGCGAGATCGCGTTCCATTCCTACCGCTTCGAACTCTTCGATGCGGCGTTTGTAATACCACGGGCGGAACGCGTTGCGGAGAATCGAACGGCCTTCAGGGTTTGCCTTCGCTACGGTCGTGCGAAAGAGCAGCGCCTTCTCCATGGGAATGGTGGCGTGAACTCCGGTCGATGGGTCCCATTGAACCATCGCTTCGAGGGCACCGTCTTTGCCGAATATCCATTGCCAGCGACTCTCTTGCGCTCGATAAGCGATTTTACGCCAACCGATTCGACCGTCGTTGTAACGAGACTTCTTAGTCGGGTCCGTTTGATCCGGTCCAAGTCGTCGCTTGTAAACAAGTTCGTGGAACGAGAATCCGAATGGAAGCATCGTCAAGATTCCTTGAAGCAACGCTCCCCAAGATTCGTTTAGATCATGGCGGCATGACTCGACGAATTGCGCTACGTCTTCATCTGCCGGCGTGGAGTTGCCGTCTTGATCGGTGTAAGGATCGACACGCCATTCTACGTGTAACAGCAGTTTCTCAATAGCGAATAGCAACGCACCCACAATCGGGTCGTTGTCGCTCATCTCTCGCCAAGCATTGACTGCGTTGGTTCCTCGAAGGGCGGAGAGTTGATCGTCGATGATGAAACCACCGACGCGGCGTAGGCCGGTAGTTCCAAGTTCTGTCATGTTTTCGTCGGCCACTAGCGAAGTCTCCTGCTATTGATGGCGGTAGATGCTTGTCTAATGCTAGTGCCGTCTTCGATCGCTGACATGATCTGTGTGCGCTCGTCGCGTGGATGCCCACCCCACACGCCGAACGGCTCGTCGAGGTGATCTGTTAGGCAGCGGATTCGTACCGGACATTCCTTGCAAATGCCCCTCGCTTTGTTGACCGTATCCCGTCCGAAGAACACGCTCAATGGGATGCGTTCTTTGCGGCACGTTGCCCCAACCCACCAGCCGGGTGCGGCCACGAAGGGCAACCTCATTCGGCGAGTTCACCCTCGGCCATTGCCAACGCAATGATGCGCAGCGCTTCTCGTTCTGTGAAGCCACCGTCGAGTAACGCTAGATAGATTTCGTGCAACGCGACGCAAGCCTCAACTAGAGGCGGTAGGTCTCCGTCTTCGGTTTCATCTTCGTACTCGTCGTAGTCGTCGTCGAGTTCGTCGTCGTAGTCGTCTTCGGCCATAACGAACGATTGTAGCGGCGAGCGTTGACGGGGATTAGGGATGGGTGACGACCGGGGAACCTTAGCGACATGAAAAACGCTTTGACTCGTTGCGCTGATGACAGAAGCACTAACGAGCAGGTTCCCCTTCACCCGAAGGATCACGGGCTAGGTCGTCGAGACTCAATGTTATGAACGGCGAGCGGCGATGATTACGTTGGCTAGAACTTTCGTTCGGTCCATCTTCAAGGCGGTGGCGGTAGCGGAGACGAGGCGGTTGCGCCGGCGGTAAAGCGCCGGAACCTTGGCGAGATCGCCGGCCTTCATAGCGGCCTGCAAGGCCCTGTGCGCTTCTACTAGCGGTCCTAGCCGCCTACCTAGCCGGATACGGGCCTGCGGCCCCTGAGCGTAGCCATAGGGCTCGACGAGCGGGGTGGGTAGGGGAAGGCGGTGGTGTCGGGTTGTAGGCATCTGATCCGCCTACAGGCCGTACCGGGACAGTTCCACGGCCTCGTCCCGTGCGGCGATCCAAGACTGAAGGTACTCGGTCCACTCGTTCGAGTCGGTGTCGGGTTCACGACCTTCGTCCTCAACGAAACAGTCGTAGGCGAGTTCTACATCCGCCTCGCTGTATTCGTCCGGGTCGGGCTCGTACCAAGAGTCCGGTCGTCCGACGATGTGTCCGTATGCGCTCATGTGTTTCCTTTCGGTGGTTGGTTGTAGAGGTTGAGTTAGGCGACCGGGAATCGAAATGCGGCAGCCGATGATGGTGTCCAAAGGTCGCCGTGGTTGTCGTCGATCATTAGACCGTCGTCGAGTAGGCGAGTGATGTTCGCCTCGGTCAAGCCACGGGTGTTGCCTTGAGCGTCGGTCGTGCAGATCACCGCCGGTCCTACGAGTTGCCGTCCCGTCATGAACGATGCGACGAGGTTGAAGCCGAAGTCATTTCGGAACAGTCCTTCCTCGTTGACCCAAACATCGCAAGCAAATCCCATCTGATCTTCGGTCTGTGCAACGCACTCGACGTATCCGCCGACGAGCGACTGGAGATCGGCGAGTGTTTGTTTGGTCGGGGCGATGAGTAGAGCATCACCGTATTCGGTGATGTAGACCCAAGAGCCGGATCGGTTAGTGGTGGTGGTGGTCATGATTCTCCTTGGTGGGGATAATGCAGAAGCGCCGCCATTTGCAGGCGGCGCTTCCGTTGGGGGAACTGGGCTCGACGAGTTACTTCGTGACTCCGAAGCAGACCTTGCGGAGATCGGCGGCGAAGAGGTTGGCGAGGTCTTGATCTTCGAACTCCATCACGAGGATCAGGGCGTAGATGTTCTTTTGGATTGAGTTGACTGCGTGCTGCCAGTCGGCGTATGCGCTTTCGATTCGCTGCGCTGGGTTTGCAACCCACTCGGCGGACCGGGGGCTGAAGCCGTCGGCGATTTCGCCACGGATCTTCGCTGCGTAGGAAGTGAGACTTTCCGACTCGACGACCATCGTGCGATGAGCGGATTCGATGTCCCATCCGGCACGAATGATTTCTTCGAAGAGATGTTCGGCGACTTTGCTGCTGTAAAGGTCGAAGCCGCACTCGACGATCGCTGCCCGGAGGTCTTCCTTGACGATGATGTGTCCGTTCGTGATGCTGCTGCGGTTTGCGGTGGTAGCGGTGGTGGTTTCCATGTTGTCTCCTTGGTAGGCCGGGGCTGTTCCCGGTAGCCACCAACCTAGCCGGCTGCCCTAGCCGCCGCAACTGCCGCCAAACGTCGCCCCAGTAGCGGTATCGCAGCCGCCGGCGTCGAGCCGCCCTAGCCGTAGGCCCTACCGACCGAGGCGCTTCCAGCGGTAGGCGTTAGCCCCATTCACGGCCCACCAAAGTGGAGCCATCGCCGCCGCTCCCCATCGCTCAAACAGCACCGCGACGACAACCCACGGGATCGAATGACCGAGCACGATCAACCATCCCCACCATCGACCTGATCCAACAATCCATTGACCTGCAATGCCAACGACTTCGAATGCAAGAAGAATCCACCACCACGATTGTTCGCTCATCGTCGAGCATCATCGCCGGTAACGACGGCAAGAACACTTGCGGCGAGTAACGGTGGCACCGCATTGCCGATCTGCTTGAACTGCGAAGTCTCGTTACCTTGCACCGGATACCCATCGGGAAAGGATTGCAATCGCAACGTTGAAGCCGGAGTCAATCGCTCGACGACTATCCCGTCGACGGTGATGTGCCATTGTCCGCCGGACTTGCCGGTAATCGTTTTCGATGGCGACGTCCACGGGTCGAATGTTTGCGCGGTACTGCGATCACCTCGCACCTTCCACCGCTGACCGGTATTGACTTGCGCTCCACGCATTACCTCTGCGTTCCAATCAAGAGCAGCGGCCATAGGAACCCACGGTTGCAATCTTCCACCGAACAGGTCTTCCTGTGGATTGTGATTGTGCGTCGGCGTAGGTGGTCGAGCACGATCGGGGTCGGTATGCGCTATGAGGAATGAACGTTCACGGGCTTGCGCTACGCCATAGTCGGCAGCGTTCAATACGCCGGCCCAAGTTGCGTAGCCCCAACCTTGCAATGTTTCTTGGAAGTCCATCCACACGGGAAGCGCTTGCGGGACTTGTTCGCACGCAATCCATTGAGGCCGTATCGCTTCGGTCCATCGAAGAACTTCATGGATCAACTGTCCACGTTCACCTTCGAGGCCGGCTTTCGTTCCGGCCCAAGAGAAGTCTTGGCAAGGCGGCGATGCGATAAGCCCGGTTGCACCGGTGAACCGAGCGCAGTCGTATGTTGCGACATCGGTTTGGATTGTCTTATGGCCGGCAGCGCAACGGGTTGCACACGCATCGGCATCCCATTCCAATCCGATCTCGGTGGCGTGCAAGCGCTCGTCGAGTAGGCGTAACCCTTCCGACCAGCCACCGGGGCCGGCGAATAGATCAACGATCATTGCCGATCAATCCTTGATTACGGGTTCGTACTCGTAGATGTCGAAGGCCACGCCTAGTGTTTCTTCGTCGGCGGACCCTGCCATCCAATCCACGAGAACTCGCATAGGTTCGCCGGGAGCGATTTGGATCATTAGCCCTCGAACCATAAGCGGGTCGATGTTCAATGCTGCGCACACGGTCAGGCCCAACTGGTTGCTTGCCATTAGAACGGACCTTCGCTCGGCCCGTCCATCGGGCCTTCCATGCGTGAGCCTACCCACACAAGCACGACGGCTACCGCCAGCAGGGCGAGGATAAGCGGCACGTTCATGCTTGCGGTGGAAAGACTCTTACGGACATAGCGCAAACATCATGCGAATCAATCTCGTCGAGCGCAGCCTGTTCGATTTCGTCAACGGAGAGCGGTGCGTGATCGTGCGCTGCACAGAACATCCCCGAAGTGAAACCGTTCATGAGGCCGGTTTGCATCCACCGGCGGAATAGTTCAGCGTCACTTACTTCTGTGTCTTCGCTCATGGTTGCGGCCACCGTGCATACACAACGATCTCGTTATCCGACACGCGTCGAGAGTACGCTTCGACTCCGACTTGCCGTAAGAAGTGCGCGTATGGCGACACACGGTTGAACGTAGGGCCGGAGCGGACAAGCGCCCATTCGCCGGGACGGGCTCGAAGGTCGGTAGCGACTCGATCTTCCCATCGGCTTCGGGTGCTTGACTTGCGGTGTGTTTCGGGTGGTGCGTCAACAAACTGAATGTTTGCGCTTGTTTCGGTAGACATGAAACTGCGTTTCCTTTCTTCACGTTAGGCGTGAAGGTTAGCCGCAGGTTCGCACCAATCCCCTGCACCGAAAGTCTTACGCAGTTTGCGCAGTCTCTTTTGATCTTCGGTCCACGTCACACGAATGTATTCGTTGCATGGTTGGCTAAGGATTTCATCGGCGTGACCGATTTGCCATGCGATCACACCGAGGATGCGGGAGTGTTCCGCTTCGGTGAGTTCGACGCAGTAGAGGCGACGGGGCTCGACGACGGGTTCCGTCTCCCCGGACGGTGGGTTGTTAGGTTCCGTGCTCATAGCCCCTCAGTCGCTTTCGTTGGCCGTCAGGCGGTTGGTAGTACCGGCAGCACCGGGGACAGCCTTCAGGAGCCTTGCAGCCTCGTCGAGCCAGCCTTGGCGGATCGCCTCGTTGTCTGTCCGCTCGGCGGCGGCGAGCAGCACCCGCAGGCGAGCGCCGGCGGCGGCGTTGATGTCAACGGTTTCAAAGTTCATAGCGAAACCTTGTGACCACCGAAGTCGACGTTGACGAAACATGAAGCGAGGTACACCGTCTCGTCGAGTTCGTCTGCGTAGACATAAGCGACTTCACCTTTGACCCATCGTTTCTGTCCACGAATGAACGTGCGTCGAACGATGTAAGCGTCGCTGCCTCTGTGGTATTCGACTTCGACTCGATAACCCTTACCGACTTCGAAGGTGAGGGTGACGGGTCCGGTGCGCCTAACGCGTCCACCCGAAACGGCGAGGACGGTCATGCGGCTGATTTGGCTGAGCATCGTATCAATGATGCGGTCGTCTTCGGTGGTCGTGATGGTCATGCTCGGCTCCATTCGTTTGCTGGACACATGAGGCCCTTGCCGCAATCACAGTTGAGTGCCTCGACGGTAACGGTGATGATCCATTCGTTTCGACGGATCTTGAGCGGTCCGCCCTTCGCCCACACCTTGCCGGCTCGGTCACGTTCCCGTGCGGTAATGAGGCCGGCCTTGTGCGATTCCCTGAGTAGGTCGCTGACGGCGAATGGTTTCAGAGTGGTAATCATGTCGTTCTCCTTGACGGTGGTGGTTTGGTGGTTTGCGTGGTCGTCGAGCGGGTTCATGATTGAGCCGCTTCCATCTCACGACGGTGGTCGGCTTTCGCCTGTTTGTAGTCGTTGTAGTAGCCGATGAACTCGTCGTACTGATCGACCGGAACTTGCGTGCTGAACACTTGAGCGATCGTCACTACGAGTGCGTGCTGCTCCATTGATCCGCTTTGCAGCGTGTCGCTGATCTCTTGAAGCGTGAGCAACTGCATTGCGGTTTGCTTGAGTTGGGTGCTGGTCTTGGTGGTGGTGTTCATTGGTGTTCCCTTCGTGGTTTGGTTTGGTTGATGTTCGAGGTTTGCGTTACGGGTGACGGTCATGCTTCGACCGCCGGCTTGTAGCGAGCGAGTGCTTCTTTTGCATCGCGTTTGCGGTCGAAGTTGTCGCTTATCTGCCACGGCACTTTGCGCTCGCCGGTGATCGCATCGACGAAGATCCATGACACCCAAATGCGACCGCCGGGGGTCGGGCATCCTTTCTTGTGGAAGCGATCACATAGCGGGTGGTCGCATACAAGGCCGACTCCATCACGATCCCATTCTTGCTTGATGAGTTCGAATGTCGGCTCGACGGTGTGTCCGTTGGCGAACCGAACGGCTGCGGCAAGGAGCGCAAGTGACTTGCCTTCGAGTCGGAAGGTGGGGTCGATCCACATGGACTTGGCGAGGCGGAAAACCTCGCTGCTCATTACCGGGCGGCGGCGGTCGTATGCACCGCAGATGTCTTTGACTGTTTCCCAAGCGATCTGTTCACTTACGCCGGCGGCGTTGCTGAGATTCGTGATCGTGGTTGATCGAAGTTCGGTGGTGGTCATGATCGTCTTCCTTATCAAGCGTTGTCGGTGGTGGATTCGGCGATGTACTGCAACTCGGCACGATCTTCTTTCGCTGCGTGAAGAAGTGCGCAGGTTCGATCGATCTCGTCGCCAAGGCTTTGGACTTCGCCGAGTGAGTTGATCATTCCGCCTTGGACGAGTTGGCTCATGAGGTTGTTCATTCGCCGAGCGAGGATCGCTGCGTCGTCGTAGAGTTTGGCTTCGAGCCGGTTGATCTTCTTGTCTTTCTGTTCGATAAGTTCGTTGATGGTCATGGTTTGTCTCCTTGGTTTGTGGTGGTTGGTTATCGGGCGGCTCGACGAGCGGCGGCGAGGTCTTCTAGAAGGCAACTTTCGGTCAACTTGAGGCCGGCGATCCGTGCGCTGCATCGTGCGGCGATGCGATCGTCGCCGTCGCCGAGTGCGATTGTCTTCGTGGTGTGACACATTTTGATTTCGGTGCGAGTGAGTTCGATGCGATCGAGAATGGTTTTGATGTTGGCTTCCATGATGTCTCCTTGGTTAGCCGGGGTCGTTCCCGGTAGCCCCAACCTTAGCCGGTCGGCCTAGCCGGTGGGGAATCCGGCAGAATCCGGCCCCAGTACCGGCATCGGGGCGGCGGTATTACGGCAAGGGCTGGCCGGGGCGTAGGCGGCGGCGGCGCTACCGGCGGCGGCTCGACGAGCGGCGGCGGACCTAATCAGCAATCAGGATGGAAATGATTCGCAGTCGTAATCGTTTCAGCATGATCGTTCCGGTATCCCGGTACACGCTCATTTGCAATGTCGTTTTGACCTGCTTTCGGCATGATCGTGCGGCAGTCGTTGCACCGGTACGTCAAGTTGTCGCTAGTCGTGCCGTCATGACCGAAGTCGTCGAGCGGTAAGTAACGCCAACACTTTGCGCAGCGCTTCGTGTCGTGAGCGTTCACTAGAGCCAGCCGAACTTACGGCTACACCCCGGCCACGCCTTCCACCCGGATGAGGCAAGGACGCGTTCGGCGACAACGATCTGCTGCTCTCGGCTCGCTTCCCACGGGTCCGGTGCGAACTCGCCGCCACCGAAAGACAACCATGTGGAGTAACTGCGTTGGTGCATGAACTGAAGTCCGCCACCGAAGCCGTTGCCGGTGTTCGTTGCCCAGTTGCCGCCGGCTTCGCATTGGGCGAGTTGATCCCAACGGGAACCGTCACCGGGGTCAAGATTCGGAGCGGGTGTTTCACGTGAAACATCAACGACCGGAGCAACCGTGGTGTCCGGCGTTATGTGCTCGACGAGTTGCGCTAATGCTTCAGCGGCGGCGGCGTTAGCGTCGAGCCCGGTTCCGTAGTCAAGCGCTTCAACGTGCGAGGGGTCATCGCTTTCCGATGGACACATACCGGACTGGTAGATCAAACATCCGGCGGTTGACGTTGGTGCTTTTGTGATGGTGAGGGTTGGTGCTGCATTGCTATCGCTAACAATGGCGAGGATTACAACCACGATGCAAGCGACGATGACAAAGACGAATAGCCGGAACATCGGCCCTCCAAGGTCAAGGAACGGTGGCCGGCGCTACACCGGCGATACGACCGCTGTGCGGTCCTGCGTAGGTTGTCGAGGGGTAGCGTAGCCCCACCGGGGAGGCAAGCCCGCTCAGGGGCGTTGAGGGCTCGCTAGGAGCGGGACTAGGTCGGCTACAAGGCCGATAGGCCACCTAGGTCGAAGTCGTTGCCCTTCATGAATCCAAGCGGCGCTACGTCGGGGATAATGCCGGACCCCATGCCAGTGAGTCCTAGCGACGTTATTGCCCATACCAACGCGTCGAGGCGATCCGGGGACTCGCTGCTGGATTGAGTCCAAGCAGTCAATTGATCCTCAAGGACAGAGAAGCGCAACGGACTGCCGACATGATGAACTCGACCTTGTTCGTAGAGCGCTGCTACCGGCTCGGCTCTCGCTCGTTTTCCAACGCGTGCGGTAACTCTCGTTACCGGCAAGCCTGCCCGTTGAGTTCTAAGCACTTGCGTTACGAGGTCGCCGCCTTGGTTTCCTTCGGCAATGACCCGGTCGGCCTGCCAGTCATCGAACATTTCCACGACCCGGCGAGCCCATTCGTCGACGGTAGGGCGTGCTGTGGATTCGATTGTTGCGTCGTCGAGGACGTAGGCGTGGCCGGGACACGGATCGACCCTGCACGTTTCGGGTTGGTGTGGACCGATGCCGGCGACGATGATGCCGGTTTCGTCTGCGTTCTCGCCTGAAGTCATAGCCGGATCGACGCCTACTACGACACGCGTTAGGTCTGATCGTGCGATAAAGATCATGTTTCGTTATCCACCCATTGCGCACGGAGCCGATCGATTTGTTCGAGCGACCATAGAGCGCCTTCAACGTCAGTAAGCATTTCGCCGTGCAACTCCTGCCTGCCGATACGGGTGCCTTCGTAGGCGGTTAGCACTTGGCTGCGGAACGACGGTGCGAGGTTGTCTAGGTTCGCATAAGTCGTATCGGTGGTAGTGATCGTCGTGGGGCGCTCGATCAACTGTCGCATCAAACGGATCGGCTTTGGAGTCGTGGTCATCAGGCAGCGAGGGTCCTGTCCGATACGCAAACCGAGCATGAGGTTGTTCCAAGACGTGTCGAGCGCATCACCCTTAGTTGCATCCGGCCACGCTGCTGATTCATCAACCCATGCGGCATCGTGCTGCGGTCCACGCAACTGCGACGGGGCATCCGCCGAATAGGTGAACGCTTGCGCACCGTTAGGCCATACGAGCCGGCGCTTCGTCGGTTGATGATCGGGGCGTGGGAGCGGATCGGAACAAGCCATAATCCCTGAGTCCCCATAGATCATAACGTCTCGAACATCTGCACGGGTTCGACCTACGAGCGCTATGCGACGCTTCCCGTGATTCCATACTTGATCGAGAATCCATTCGGAACCGGCACGGGTCTTGCCGGCACCACGACCACCGGAGAACAACCACACCAACCATTCCCCTTCGGGTGGTCGTTGCGCTGGACGAGAATGACGGCACTCCGGTCCATGATCCGACGAGTCGATCGGATGTTCACACCAATGCCAACCGACGTGCGGCGATCCATCGCAATCCGGGTCAGGACAATAGAAACGACGAGTCGTATCCGTCTCGACGGAATCTAGTTCCGCTGCAACAGCAGCCCGTTCCGCATCAGACAAGCGAGCGAGCACACGCCGCCGTTGCGATGCGGGTAATCCCCGAAGGCGATCAAGAGTCGTCGTCATCGTCCGCTGTGTCAGCGATTAGTTCAGCGATCCGTTTGTCGAGTAGGTCAACGTCAACTTGCACGGGACCGCCATTAGGTCCGGTAACTTCGGTGCGTTGATAGCGGCCCCACCGGTGCGAGTGTGATCGTTCAAGGAACCAAGCCGCTGCTTGCCACGTTCCGTTCTGTGCAGCCTGTTGGATTAGTGCAACGGATCGCACCTCGGCAGCCGCTCTAGCGTTTTCTACTGCCTCTCGGAACTCTCGGAGTTCTTTCGGTGCGTTGTCGTCGAGCGCGTCGGCCATCCATCGGTAGAAGGTCGGTTCGCTGATGCCGGCGTAGCGTGCGGCAGTCTCTTGATAGTTCCCGGCTTGGAGTGCTTGAACGATTTTCTCTTGGACTTCGGGTGTGAGTTTCGTTGGGCGTGACATTAGGTTCCTTTGACCGGGTTCTAGTCGAACACCATAACGTCAGGGTTAGCGTGCTGTTCTGTTGTGTTGTCGATCTTTGTGCCGTCTACCCATGTGCGGTTGAGCATGGGGTGGGTTTCGTCTTCCGGTCCCCAGTCTGTGTCGGGGTGGAATGCGATGACGTTGAGGTTGTCGCCGGAGTCGGCGGTGTGGAATGAGTGAACAACGTCTTTGGGGATAATCCACATCATGCCGGGGAGTAGGTCGAGGCGGTTGCCGTCTCCGTCGATGCAGTAGCCGGCACCGGAAGCGATTGCGCCGCACCGGACTGACGGGTGTGTGTGCGCTGTTTGATGGATTCCCGGTGGGAAGTGTAAGAGGTTTAGGCAGGGGTCGCCGAGCCGTGGTGGCGAAATGAGCAGGGTATCGGAGCACCTGTCGATGTAACGCAAGCGGCCCTTCGGCTCGACGGGTCCACCGATGGTGCGGAGCGGCACGAAGTCGGTTGTGTGAATGGCGACTAGGCGTGCAGGCTCATCGGGGTTGAACAGGAATGTAACCGGAGCGCTAACAGCGAAGTATTGACCGGCGACGAGTGTGACTGGTTCGAGGTTGTGGGTGTAGTCGCGCATCATGACCGTACCTTCGCTGACATACCCGAATACAGCGCCACGCGTTTCAATGATCGTGGCGTCGGTTGCCGGTGCGTGTTCTTCGGAAACCGTCTCGAATCCGTAGAGGGTTGATTCGCGTAGCGATCCGTCCGGCATCGTGTCGGTGACGGTGAGTAGAGGCCCGAAGTATTCGGTCCACGTTTGGAACTTGTCGATGATCATTCGGTGATACTCCTTGTTGTAGCGAATCTTTCTGGGGTGATAGACGGGTCGAGGCTATTAGCGAGCCGCCACGCCTGTTCGTAACCGCCTACGAGTTTGTGTTTGAGGTTGAAGAACGGTCCGTTGCCTACAAGTTGGCCGTGGACGTTGTGATAAATCCACGGCTTCGGGATACCGACTTTGTCCATGTACGCCCAAATGTGTTCATGCTTCCACGCTCGAATAGGGTGAAACGATCCGAGATGACGGGTCTTGTAGAGCATGTGCGGCACCGTGTTCTCTTGCGTCCGGCGACCGAAAACAACCATGTCATGTCCGTTCTCGGTGGCGTAGTCGCGCATCGTGGTGTGCTGTCTTTGCGCAAACCACTTTAGTCTGATCCGGCTATCCGTAGCGAAAAGGTATTGGGGGTTGTGTCGAAGCCAGTCGTCGTCGCGCCGTTTTTCCCATGAGATAGTTAGCCCCATGTTTGCTGCGATGTTTTGTACGTCTGCGGCCTGCCGTTCGTAGTAATGCGAAACTTCACATGCGCCGATCGTGATGCCGTGGAGCGCCATTAGGTGTGCCATAACGATGGAGTCTTTACCGCCGGAAAACGCAAGCACAGGATTAGAACAAGTGACTAATGCCGAATCAATGTCGATATGGGCTTGAGCGATTAGTTCGTCGAGGTCTGCGGTCACGACTCAACCTGCTTGTCCGTGTCCGGTTTCCATGACTCCGAGAAGTCTTCGCTTGCGCCGCGTTCGATCATCTGTCCACGCATAAGCAGCCTTGTCACTTCTTCTGAGTCCATACCGAGCCGTGCTTTGAGGTCTTCCGGGGAAACGTCATACACGTTTACGAGTTCATCAACGATGTCAGCCATACGGACAACGTGATGTTTGCCGCGTGCTCGATTATGTCTAATCGTCGCCATCCGCTGATGAGCGGGATCGGGGTCAATGATTACGACCGGCACCAAGTTGTTGGTCAACGCTCCAACGTCTTTGCGCCCCGAAACCGTCCAGCGATGAAAGCCGTCAACGATTTCGTAACGTCCGTTATCGACCGAACGAGCGACGATAGGTTGCGTCCACCCCGACTCTAGGATCGACTGTGCTAGCAACCGAAGTTCGGGAGAGGCAACGTGATTCGGGTTGTAGTCGTTTGCCTGTAGGAGTTCCCGGTCAAGCCATTGGACGTTAGATATCGGTTGTTGATCGTGGTGCGACATGAGTGCCTTCCGGGTCGTCGAGTATTGGGATGCGTTTCGGTAGCCATGATGCGCCTTGATCGCGCAACTCTTGGGCTTCCTTCGCGTAACGGACCTTGAACTTTTCGTACTTGTTGTATCCGGGAGCGAGGCTAGCCATGATGCGTTTCTTTAGGTCCGCTGTTTGTGCAGCCTTAGCAAGAATACGCCAAGACACACCCGTCAATGGGTGACGGCTGCTAATGAGGATTGGGTCCTCAACCTTTTTGTAATGGAATCGAATGAGGCCTTGCACGGAACGTGCCGCAGCAACCCTCATTTCATTGTCGGTATGTTGATCGATGATCTCTCGAATACGTTCTTGCGGTGTTTGATCTTTACCTAGAACGAACGGGCCATAAGCGCCATAAAGTTCGGTGTTCGCATAACGACTCGCTGCCGCAGCACCGGGGACTCGGTCAACCATTTTGTCCCATAGTTCAGGATACGCTTCATGCCATTCATGTAGGCCACGCAACGGTTCGTCACCGTATGGCGGAGCGCAGCGTTGCGACGCATGTCCCACCCCCATCATTTCAAGGATGTCGTAATACCGGTTGTAGTCCCAACCGAGTTTCTTCGGCGCAGTCCAAACGTCAGACGTAGTCCAGTCGTACACCGGATATGCCTTCACGATCCAAGGAGCAGTCTTCCACGGCGGCGTAATCCAGTTATGCAATCGGCTAGAAACTGAAACCGCTTTCAGTCGCGTGAGCGATTCTTGCGCTCGAATACCTAGAACCGCTGCTGTACGACCGTATTCGGGACCTACAACGTATGGAACTAGTTCGTCGATAGGAGCCCGATGCTCGTCGGTGTCGAGGTCTAATCCTTCGATTTCAGTTATCGCTTCAGGCGGAAGGTCACGCACCCATAGGTGTTTGTCTTCCGAGGCCCACGGGAACCAATACCCTGAGTCCATGGCGGCTCCGTTGCGGTGTCGTAATGGGACGCAATACCATCGAAGATCGACTTCAGGCATTTGGCTAACACGCCTTACATAATCTTCGGTGTCGGGTGCTATGGCCTCTTCGTCGAAGAAGATCGTCAGCAGCGGAAGCCGGTTGAGCCTAATCGCCGCTTCAAGGCACAGGTTGAACACGGCAGTAGAATCTTTGCCTCCTGAGAATGAAACGAACACTGTGTCGTATTCATGAAACAGGAGAT